TACTACGCATGATGAACGTCACGGGGGTTCCGCTCAACATTGCTGGGTCTGCCTCCGCGGCGGGCTACATCATCACGGCCGACGCGATCATCACCGAGAGCACGACCACCCGCACGCTGTCGTCTGATGACAACGGCAAGATCATCTACTGCACCAGCGGCTCGGCGACGACCATCACCTGCGCCGCAGGGCTGGGCGCTGGCTTCTCCTGCACCATCATCCAGGCAGGCGCGGGCAAGGTCACGGTGGCTGCCGGTGGCCAGACGCTGGTGTCCTACTCCAGCCTGTTCAGCACAATGGGCCAGTACGCGGTCATTTCTCTCATCTGCCCCGTTGCGAATACGTTCGTCGCAGCCGGCAACCTCGGGGTCTAAGCATGGCGGTTAATCTTTCTCCTATCGGCGGTGTGGCTGCGCAGTTCTTCGACAACAGCGGCAACGTGCTGTCGGGGGGCAAGATTTACACCTACGCGGCAGGCACCACCACGCCGCAGGCAACCTACACGTCTGCTGGTGGCACGACGCCGCTCGCCAACCCGATCATTCTGGACGCTGCTGGCCGCGTGCCAAGTGGCGAAATCTGGCTGACAGACGGGCTTCAGTACAAGTTCATCATCAAGACCTCGACGGACGTTCAGATAGGGTCTTACGACAACATCGTCGGCATCAACTCCAACTTCGTCAATTACACCAACAGTCAGGAAATCCAGACGGCTACGTCCGGCCAGACCGTCTTTACACTGACGACTATGGCGTACCAGCCGGGCACCAACTCGCTGTCGGTGTTCGTGGACGGCGTGAACCAGTACGGCCCCGGTGCTTCCTATGCGTATCAGGAAACCAGCAGCACGGTCGTAACTTTTACGGCGGGGCTGCATGTAGGCGCTGAAGTTAAATTCACGACGTCGGCAATCAACGCCTCGTCCTACGGCGATGCCGAACAAGTCAGCTACACGCCGCCGTTTACGAATAGCGTTCCGACTAACGTTGAGGACAAGCTGGCTCAGACTGTCTCGGTCAAGGACTTCGGCGCTGTTGGCGATGGTGTTGCAGATGACACGGCGGCTTTTACAGCAGCTTTTACAGCGGCAGGAACGTCTGGCTGTGTATATGCCCCCACAGGTACGTATAAGATTTCATCTGAAGTTACGGTAGAATGTTCTTTTTACGGCGATGGTTCTGGGACCGTTATCAAACCGTCAGGCCAACATACTGCGCTGATCATCCGTACTGGCCGCGCAGGTCAAAACATGGCCGGATATGTTGGAAAGTTTACAATTGATTTTTCTGGTGTATCGCCCAAAAACAGCGACTGCATCGGTATGTGGTTGTCTAAGGGAACTACACCTGCGGCTTCATCAGGCTGCAACAATGTTATGTTTGCGGATATTTTTATATGGCAAGCCTACCGTGGCATTCAGATGTTGAATACCGATTTAGGCAACTTGTGGACAACATCATTCCAGAATTTGCTTATTTTTGGTAGTACTGACTACGGCATATACATTGATACGCGCGGGTCGCAAGGCTCTCTAAACGTATCTTTTAATAATGTTACTTGCGACGGATGGACTATACCTACGGCAAAAGGTGCGTACATACGCGGCATAAATAACGTCAAATATTTTGGCACAGCAACTGGAGGTACGGGCGGTGAACTCTCTGCTTTCGCCATGCTTGATTGTACCAATGTTGACGTCAGACTTCAGATAGAAGGTATTGTTACAACAGGCAATGTTGCATCGGGGTTAATTGGTTTTCTTAATTGCCCGACGGTTGAACTTAGTTTGCGCAGCCAGACCAATACGTTTAACCCTGGCGTAGGAAACAGAAACTCGTATATTTATCTTGATACTAACGTAAGAAATTTTGTTCTGAAGTCTTTTTCGCCCGCTCTTGATGTTTTTTCATCTGGTACGACGTATAAGATAAACTGCCAAAACGGTTCTGCGTCGAATACGCGCATGACAATTCTTGACCACAGTGTGCTTTCCAGCGATGTTTTGGCGTCAACGGATGTCATTAATGGGTCTATGTTTGTCGTAAACAATTACGCGCTAGAAAAAATTTCAACTACACGCCGCCGACAAGCATTGGACGTAAACGCCCCTAACGCGACTGCAACTAACCTTGTAACGGTTGCGGATTACGCTAATCGTCCGTATCAAGTCGCGGCGCTATACTTGGTTCAGGGATCATTTTCGGGCAACAACACGATTGGTTTTACTGATCTTGTTCTTGTAACTGGTGTCGGTCAGAATACTGCCCAGACCGCAGTCGCGGTTAGCAGCAACTCAATCAACGGCGGTCACGCCCGTACTTACGGCATCGCTGGCGGTTTCTTACAGGTAACAATATCCCCCGGCTCAGGTTCGTATATCATATCTGCAACTGGATTTGACCAAGCAGGATCGGCCAACTAATGCTTACGCCTGGATATAATGTTACGGCGACCGAGCGTGTTCTACCAAGAATGGCGCTGGATTTTACAACGGCGTCACTTGACAGCCGTGTGACTGTTACGCGCGCACTCAACACGGCTACACGCGTTAACAGCAGCGGCTATATTGAAACGGTCAACGCTAATCTTCCGCGTTTTGACTTCTCACCTGTTACGGTTGGATTGTGCCAAGGTCTTCTCATTGAAGAAAGCCGAGCCAATGCACTTAGCTATTCTAACGCTTTTACTACTGCGCCTTGGCAAACCTTAAACACTGTTTCGGCAGCGCAAAACGCAACAGGGCCAGACGGTGTTGCCAACTCGGCGTGGACTTTGTCGGATAACGACGCCGTCAATACTGGATCGTACTACCGCGCCGTCGTAGTCGCAAACGACAGCACTACATACACGGCAAGTTGGTTTATTAAAAAGACTACGAGCGCTGCTACATTCCCCGCCGTTATCTTAAACATTTTAGGCGGGACTACTGGAGTTCTTGGTACGTATGTAATCAACACTAACACAGGTGTTGCAACGTCGTCCGGCGCTTCGGTTACTACGTCATGCGTAGTTCGCGATTTTGGGCAGTTTTGGCGCGTATCAGTTACCGCACCTAACAACTCAACGGGTAATACTGTTCTCTACCATCAGCTTAGCCCGGCAGTGAACACAAACGGCGGAAGCACCATTGTTCCTAGCACAACAGGGTCTGCGGTATTTTACGGTGCGCAACTTGAAACTGGCGCATTCGCCACCAGCTACATTCCAACGACGAGTACAAGCCTGACAAGAAACGCCGACGTTGTCAGCATGACGGGCACTAACTTCAGCGATTGGTATAACCAATCGGAAGGCGCGTTTGCGTTTACCTTTGATACTGTTGGCGCGGCTAATTGCTATTACTATCATGTGTCGGCGGCGTCTGAAGCTGACAGCATGTACGGATATACAGGCGGCACTGCTATCCGTCCGCTTTACACAGTGATAGGCGGGGCAAATACAGTGGCTCTTATTCGCGGCAATGTCGCGGCGAACACGACATTTACCTCTTGCGCTACGTACAAGCTGGATAGCTATGCTGGGTCAACGAGCGGTCTGTCGATCGTAACGGATACTTCCAGCGCTGTTCCAACCGTTGATCGTCTGTATCTTGGGTGTCGGGTTACTGGAGCAAACCAGCTTAATGGTCATCTCGCCAAGTTCCTTTACTACCCGCAGCGCATAACCAACGCCGAAGTTCAAGCTTTCTCAAAGTAGGTCCGCCATGTCTCTGACCAAAGTAACATACTCCATGATCGACAGCGCGCCTATCAATGTGCTGGATTACGGCGCAAAAGGCGACGGTTCTACGGACGACAGCGCGGCCATTCAGTCGGCGCTTGACGCTGCATCGGGTCTTGGACAGTCTGTTCTGATACCTAAAACCTCAAACGGTACTTACGTTGTTGGGCAGCAGGGCGTAAATCTGTACTGTATCAACGTTCCTAGCAATACGCGGCTCATCATTGAGTCTGGCGTTACTATTCAAGCCAAGACCGGGATTGGCGCTACTGTTCGCATCTTGTCTATCGCATCAGCGTCAAACGTCTATATCAGCGGTTATGGGGCGTTTATCAAAGGCATCAAGTCGGAGTATGTTTCCGGCGAGCAGCGTCACGGCGTCATTATTTCTTCGTCTACTAACGTGTATGTCGAAGGGCTCACATCCAAAGATACTGGTGGCGACGGTTTCTATATCGGCGCTAGCACATGTGAAAACGTCACGCTGGTCGATTGCATCGCGGATAATAACCGTCGTAACGGCGTGTCTATCACAAGCGGTAAACGTATTGTGCTGGAGCGCTGCAAGTTTACGAACCAGACCGGAACGGCTCCGCAGGCAGGCGTTGACATTGAGCCAAACAGCAATAGTGATTTCCTTGAAGACATCACGCTGCGCAATTGTTATGGCTATAACAACGCCGGGCGCGGGTATGTTATCGCGTCGAACGCTCTTCCCGGGGCCACTGCAAAAACGATCAATATCAATATTATCGATTGCGTTGACGACGGTGGTACCGGAACAGCTGAAGGCGGGTTTTCAGTAGAAAAACTGAACGTCGCAGGCAACACGCTTTCCGGCCAGATTGTGTTTGAAAACTGTGTTAGCCGTAACTGTTACACCTCTAGTTTCTCAGTCCGCAATTACGATGCTACCGGCGTTCCTATCTTCTTTACTAAGTGCGTCTCGATTAACCCAACCCGCACAGGCGTTGTTACCGCGCAGCGTTACAACGCACCGTTTACGGTGTTTAACGAAAGTGCCGATACTGGTGCGTCCACAATTGGTAACGTACACATCAAAAACCCGATTATCCGGTATACGGGGTCTGTTCCGAATGTAGTGGATTTTCATTTCCGCGCGCTGGCGGCCGGAACCGTTGCGTCTAAATGCTATGTAGACACGCCGATTGAGGTTGGCCACGCAGGTAACGCTAACAAAGCATATCAGATTGGTATTGTAAACGCGACGTATATTGAGATTATTGATCCCTACGAGTTTTACACTCATCTTGGGACAGAAACTTTTGATGCCGCGCAGGCCGGAACCACGTTCAAAAATAATGGCGCTGCTGCGGCCGTTTTCACTCTTGGTGCGCGGGCTGTTGGATACCCGGATCAGGTTTTTGAAGTTACGAACACCGCCGGTATAACCATTACGCCTGATGCAGGCTCGACAATTGTGCCTCTAGGTACAGTCGGGCAATCGGCGCAAAGCACGCAGGTCGGCGCAAGTCTGGTTCTTCGCAGGGACAGCGCGACATCATGGCGTATCATTAAACAGGTGGGTACTTGGACCGCTGTTTGACCTCCGTAACAAATCGTGTTACACAAACCAACCCCTACTGGCAGGGCACGCCAGGAACCGAAAGGTTAGCAAATGACTGAGAACGAACTAGCGGGTGCGCCCGCGCCGGAACAGGCCCCCACGGCTGAACCTGTTGCCGCTACAGATACACCGCCGGAGCCCGAAACTGAGGGCGCACCCAAATCTTTCACACAGGAAGAAGTGGATGCAATTTTCAGCAAGCGCCTAGCAAAAGCACAACGGAAATGGGAGCGCGAGCAGGCGCAGAAGGCTAAGTCACAGCCCCCAGCCGTTCCGTCGGAACCGCTGAGAGCAGACGACTTCGCAGATGCGCAAACCTACGCCGACGCCTTGGCCGAACGCAAAGCACAGGAACTCCTGGCAAAGCGGGCTGCTGAAGCTGAACGTCAGGCTACGCTCGATGCCTATCACGACCGTGAAGAGGAAGCGCGGAACAAGTACGACGACTTTGAACAGGTCGCCTACAACCCCAAGCTACCCGTCACGGAGACGATGGCGCAGACCATTCAGGCTTCGGATAACGGCCCCGATGTAATCTATTACCTCGGATCGAACCCCAAGGAAGCCGAACGGATTGCGCGCCTATCACCGCTCTTGCAGGCACGGGAAATCGGAAAGATTGAAGCCAAACTCGGCGACAATCCACCGGCCAAGAAAACTTCCGCCGCCCCGGCACCGATTGCTCCGGTTACGGCCCGTACCTCGACAGGTACGCCTGCATACGACACCACCGACCCCCGGTCTGTGAAGACCATGTCTACGTCGGAATGGATCGAACAGGACCGGCTGCGCCAGATCAAGAAGTACGAGGCTCAACGCAGACGATAGTTTTATCCAACGAAAGGACCATATAGGTCATGGCCAATTCACTTCTTACGATTGACATGATCACCCGGAAGGCTCTGGAGATTAACTTTTAGGTCTCCCTTGGGGGTAACCCCTCGAAAAATAACTGTGTGAATTCGGTGAACCTCATGTTACTATTATTACATGAAAACACCGAGCCAAGACAAAGACGAGAACAATTCCGACCTGACACCGGAAGAACTTCTCCGAAAGAAGAACAGAGAAGCCGCCCAACGTTATCGGGCCCGTGATCCTGAAAGGCACCGCCGCCGCATGCAAGAGTGGCGCGAGGCCAACCGGGAGCGGGCCCGAGAACATTCTAAAGGGTGGCGTAACCGCAAGTTGGCCGAAGGCACACCGGAAGAGGTCGCGCGCATCCGCCAGATGGAACGCGACAAGACCAAACGCAATCAAGCCAAGTTGCGCGACGACGTGTTCGAAGCGTATGGCGGCTACATTTGTGCCTGTTGCGGCGAGACTGAACCAAAGTTCCTGTCCATAGACCACATCAACAACGATGGCGGCAAAGAGCGCAAATCCGGGTTGTATAACAGCAGCGGCACCGCGTTCTATTTGTGGCTGCGAAAAAACGCTTTTCCTCCGGGCTATCAGGTGCTATGTATGAATTGTCAGGTCGGGAAGCATCGCAACGGCGGTGTTTGTCCTCATCAATGTAAGGTGTAACGACTATCCCGAAAGGGAGTAGGACCAAGCGGTCCAAAGCGCACAGCCCCTCGATGGAGGGTGAAGAGATAGTCTGCTCTGCATGGTGACATGCAGCAGTTCCGAAAGGAACGGATTAGGTTTAGCGAACCTGATTGAACATCTGGCCTTGAGAACAACCTGGTGATCACCCGCAACGTGAACCGTCAGTACGACGACAGCTTCGCTGTCGAAGGCGCCAAGATCGGTTCGACCCTCCGCATCCGTCTGCCCGACCGCGCTCTGGTCACCGACGGTGCAGCCCTCCAGGTGCAGGACGACAACGAGCAGTACACGACCCTGACGGTTGCTTCGCAGAAGCACATCGGCGTGAACTTCACGTCTGCCGAACTCACCATGCAGCTCGACGACTTCGCCGACCGTGTTCTCAAGCCGCGTATTTCGCAGCTTGCATCCTCCATCGACGCTGACGTCGCCAATGCCTACAAGGGCATCTACTCCTCCGTCGGCACCCCCGGCACAACCCCGGCCACTTCGCTCGTCCTGCTTCAGGGCCAGCAGAAGCTGAACGAGTTCGCCGCCATGATGCCGAGCCGTTACGCGACCGTGAACCCGGCCGCCAACGCTGGCCTCGTCGAAGGCATGAAGGGCCTCTTCAACCCGGTTGACACCATTTCCCGCCAGTTCAAGAACGGCATGATGGGCGAAGGTGTTCTCGGCTACGAAGAGATCAACATGTCGCAGTCGATCCAGCAGCACACCACGGGCAGCCGCACCGGCTCGCACACGGTAACGACTACTGTCTCCACGCAGGGTCAGGCAACGCTGAACATCACCGGCACCGGCACGCAGACGCTGGCCGTCGGCGACGTCTTCACGATTGCCGGCGTGTACGCTGTCAACCCGCAGACCCGCCAGTCCACTGGCTCGCTCCAGCAGTTTGTCGTCACCGAGGCCGCTACGGCTGTCGCTGGCGCGTACACTGGCGTGAAGATCAGCCCGGCGATCTACACATCTGCCAACGCTCTGGCTACTGTGGACAGCTTCCCGCAGGCCACCGCTGCCGTGACGTTCCTCGGATCGGCTTCCACGGCCTACCCGCAGAACCTGATCTACCACAAGGACGCTATCTCGTTCGCTACGGCCGATCTTCTTCTGCCGCAGGGTGTCGATATGGCTTCTCGCCAGGTTCACAATGGCATCTCGATGCGAATTGTGCGCCAGTACGACATCAACAATGACCGCCTGCCGTGCCGTATTGACGTGCTGTATGGCTACTCGGTCATCCGCGCCCCGATGGCTTGCCGTCTCTGGGGTTAACAGGTTAAGGATAGGAGAATACGACAATGGCACTTGCGAATGGCGCTAGCGGCTACCAGGTTGGTGACGGCAATCTGGGCGAAATCAGTTTCTACAACACCTCGGCACCGACCGCTCTTACGGGCGCGTCAGTGACGATTACAGCTGCCGATCTTGCAAACGGTCTTTGCACGATGGACCCCGGCAGCACGTCTGCGGGCACTTACGTGTTCCCGACGGGCGCGCTGCTGGACGCGGCTTTTACCAGCCTCAAGGTTGGCTCGACCTTTGACTGCGCCTTCATCAATCTTGGTGACGACGCCGGCAATGACGTGACGTTCACGGCCGGCACGGGTAACACCCTCGTCGGCAACGACGTCATTCAGGACGCGTTGACCAAAACCAACAACACCTCGGGCATCTTCCGTTGGCGCAAGACGGGTGATGCGGCGTACACGATCTATCGTATCGCCTAAGCAACAGGCCCCCGCTTCGGCGGGGGTCTAACTCATCAAGGAGAACAACATGCCCAATACGAAGCCAGTTGGTGTTGCTTACGAGGACCCGTACCTCGACGGCGCCACCATCGCCAACCCGATCTACTCGGCCAAGGGCGCGGCGCTGACGGCCCAGCTTACGACGATCACGTCGACGGCTCCCGGCACGCCCGACTACGCCATCCAGGACTTGACCACCACGACG